ATGCGTGGCGGCGGCATGGTTAAGAAGATGCGCGGCGGCGGCATGGTTAAGAAGAAATAAGATGGCCACTTCGGGAAGCACAGATTTTGAGTTAGACGTCGCTGATTATGTAGAAGAGGCGTTTGAACGTTGTGGCGTGGAGGTTCGTACAGGTTACGATCTTAAAACGGCAAAACGTTCTCTCAATCTGTTGCTTGCAGATTGGGCTAATCGAGGCTTAAATCAATGGACCATTAAACAACGTTCGTTAACGCTGGTTGTAGGCGACGGGGAATACGATCTAGGAACAGACGTCATTGACGTGTTGTCTGTGATTGTCCGTCGGGATGGAACAGATTATTCCATGGATCGTCTGAGCCGGGACGAATACCTTACTATTCCTACCAAAACCACGCAGGGCCGCCCTAATCAATTCTTTTTAGACCGTCAGCTCACGCCAAATTTAAAGATTTGGCCGACTCCGGAAAACACCTCGGATGCTGTGATTTACGATGCGCTCACTCGTATGGATGACGCGGATGTTTACACAAATACCATGGATATGCCCTTTCGTTTTTATCCGTGTTTAGCCGCAGGATTGTCGTACTACTTGTCTTTGAAACGCGCTCCAGAGCGCACTCAACTCTTAAAAGCCGTATATGAGGAGGAGTTTCAACGCGCGGCCGAAGAAGATCGCGACAGGGCCTCCTTTAATGTTGCCCCGAAATATGACTATTACGGGGGCCGATAATGTCAAAGTTTGCACTGGGTAAGAACTCTTACGCCATCTGTGACCGTTCGGGATTCCGATATCCTTACAGGGTTATGCTGAAGGAGTGGAACGGTCTTTTGGTGGGCCCGGATCAATATGAGCCAAAACACCCTCAATTGGGTCCTTTTCGAAAGGTGTCTGATCCCGAGGCGCTTCGCGATGCGCGACCGGATCGTATAGAACCCCTGGATGTTTACGTGGGTTTGCCCTTAATAGAGGACCCCACCCTTCGGCCCTGCCCCGGTTTTGGTCAGGTCGGCTTAGTAACGGTGAGCACGCCATGAGTTTCACATACGATCAGCTAAAACAGGCCGTTCAAGACTACACCGAAAACGACGAAACGTCTTTCGTTAACAATCTTCCGGTGTTTATCCGTCAGGCCGAAGAGCGCATTCTTAAAAGCGTGCAATTGAGCTTTTTTCGCAAGAACGTGACGGGGAACATGACCTCGTCCAATAAATATTTGGCCGTTCCCAGCGATTTTTTGGCTCCTTTTTCGCTTTCGTTTGTAGATTCAAACAGTGACCACGTCTTTTTGGATTTTAAAGACGTAGATTTTGTTCAGTCTTTTCACCCAAACTCCGCAACAACCGGAAACCCTCGGTATTATGCTGTTTTTGACGTGGACAACTTCGTTTTAGGTCCTACTCCGGACTCCGCCTACGCCGTGGAATTACACTATTTCTACAGGCCCGCCAGCTTGACAGCAGGGTCCGGTTCGGGAACTACGTGGTTAAGCGAAAATGCAGAATTAACCCTTTTGTATGGAACCTTGATTGAGGCATATATCTATATGAAAGGTGAACCGGACATTATGGCTCAATACGAAAAACGGTTTGTAGAAGCAATTCAGGGCCTAAAAATGTTTGGGGAAGCCAAAGAGGTTACCGACGAATATAGGACCGGAAAGGTGATTAGGCCCAAACAATGACGGTAGGAACTATGCAGCTAAATCGCGGTTTTCATGTTGAAGTTAAAACCACGTCTCATCGCGGTTTTGACCCGGAAGAAATAGCCGAAATGGCGGCGGACAAAATTATTTCTATTTCTGACGAAGCTGATCCGGTCATCCGGGACCAAGCTAAAGCGTTTCGTGAGAAGATAACGTCGGTTTTAGCTTTCTACATGCGTCAAGCGGTAAAAAGTGATAGAACTACCGTATACAACGCGTTGAATGACGCAGGCCATAAAGATTTGGCCGAAATGATAAGGAGAATGTGATATGGCCTTTTCGGGTAATTTCATGTGCACCAGTTTTAAGAAAGAACTTTTGGAAGCCGTACACAACTTCAAAAACTCTGGTGGCAGTACCTTCAAAATTGCGCTGTATACCAACAGCGCAAGCTTCACGGCGGCCACAACCGCTTACACAACTTCGAACGAGGTTAGTGGTACTAACTACACGGCTGGCGGAAACACTTTGACGCGAGTGGACCCTTCAACTAGCGGCACCACCGCTCTCACTGATTTTGCGGATACGACTTGGAGTTCCGCCACCATAACGGCGCGCGGAGCCTTAATTTATAACGATTCTGCGTCTGGTGACCCCACTGTGGTTGTCCTTGATTTTGGATCAGATAAAGCTTCGACTTCCGGCGACTTTTCGGTTGTTTTCCCGGCCGCAGACGCAAGTAATGCCATTATCCGGATAGCCTAATGTCGGGCATTGTCGTCCCCCTTGGCGGCTGGGGCCGCTCTGGCTGGGGCGCAATGCCTTGGGGCCAAACGGACCTACCTAAAGCCACCGGCTCTGTAGGTTCTGTTTCGGTCACGGCGGATGCTATTACCGCTGTCACGGGTGTAGCTGCCACCGGCTCTGTAGGTTCTGTTTCGGTCACGGCGGACGCTATTACCGCTGTCACGGGTGTAGCTGCCACCGGCTCTGTAGGTTCTGTTTCCGTAGGTATTTTTGTTACGGTAAACGTAACGGCACCTAGCGAGGCTCAGGGTCAGGTTGGTTTGGCAACTGCTGCGGCAAACGCGGACGTTTCCGTCACAGGCCTAACCGCCGACGGGCTCGTGAATCAGGTGCTGGTGTATGGTCAGATTGTTCCAGACCAAAATCCGGGGTATAATGAGGAAACTCCGGTTCAGACTCCGGGGTATTCAGAGGCCACTCCGGTTCAGACTCCGGGGTACTCTGCGGAAACTCCGGTTCAAACTCCGGGGTATTCAGAGGCCAGCCCCTCCCAAAACCCCGACTGGGTTCAAATTGCAGCATGAGGTGTTAAAAAATGCCAAGCACATATACGCTTAACAACGGTATTGAAATAATTGCTACCGGAGAGCAGTCGGGTACGTGGGGCGACACGACCAATACTAACTTTGAGCTGGTGGACACGTCATTAGACGGACAAGTTTCTGTAACGCTTGCAGCCACGGGAAGTTCCGGTTCTCCGAACACGTTGCCCGTTAGCGATGGGGCGGCCTCCAACGGTCGCAATCGTTTGGTTATTTTTGGCGACGGGGGAGATTTGGGGGGCACCGTTTTTGTTCAGCTTACTCCGAATGACGCCGAAAAAATTGTGTATGTTCGTAACAACCTGTCAGGCTCGCGCAGCATACTCTTGTTTCAAGGGACGTATAACTCCAGCAATGACTACGAGGTTCCCGCGGGAACGACCGCCGTTGTTTTCTTTAATGGTGCGGGCTCTGGTGCGGTAGCGGCAAACGTCTTTAACAACGCGTATTTTGACGCAATTACAACCACTACGGTGGATACCACGAACATTGAGGTTACTAACCTAAAAGCTAAGGATGGAACCGCCGCGGGTTCCATCGCAGATAGCTCCGGTGTAATCACCATTGCGTCTTCTGTGTTGACGACCACCGATATCAACGGGGGGACCGTAGACGGCATTACGTCGTTGTCTATGCCAAGTGGCACTGTAGACATTCAAGCTACGCATCCTACCGGCACCTCAAACGTCGGTTTTGGTAGCGGCACCTTTGCTAACATTGAGGCTGGTGGTACTCTTAATACGGCTATGGGTGTTAACGCCCTACAAGATTTAACTACGGGTGACAGTAACACAGCTATTGGGTATCTGGCCGCTTCTAATAGCACAACAGCAATTGGAACTACCGCAATTGGTAGAAACGCTATTGGCGTCGGCGTTCTTACTGGCAATTATAATACGGCTCTTGGCTACGCAGCAGGTCAAGATTTAACCAGCGGCACCTTTAACTTTTTTGGTGGCTACGCAGCAGGCGGTAACGCAACTACTGCCGATGAGACTGTCGCTATTGGTAAAAACGCTATTGCCTCAGGTGTTCTTACTGGCGCTTATAATACAGCTATTGGCACAAGCGCTGGCAACGATTTAACCAGCGGCGCATACAACAACTTTATCGGCTTTTCAGCCGGCGCTAACGCAACTACTGCCGACAGTAATGTTGCTATTGGTAGACAGGCTATTGGCTTAGGCGTTCTTACTGGCTCAAATAATGTTGCTATTGGTTATCAAGCTGGCTACG